CTTCCGTAACTTTTAGGGAGCGAGCACCGGGGCGGTGGGTGCGGTGAACAATGTGGCATATCCATCATCGCCCTCCTTGAAGACCGCCATGGTTACGCCCGAGGCATTATCCCCGACACATGTCACGGGAAGAGTCTCGGTCGTCGGCTCTTTTGATTCCTCGATGGTGTTGTACTCTCTTGTGATTCCGCCAAGGGAACAATTGTAGAGTGCAACTCTGCGGCTCTCGTCATCGCCTTCGACCTGGAAGAAGATCGCGACGGACGGCTTTGTGGGGTTCTTGACATTGGCAAGTCCGCCGTTTGTCAGAGCCTTGTATCCCAGGAATTGGGTCTTAAAGTCATCGTCGAACATGGCGACCTCGAGATCTCCCTCAAGTGTTCCGCCGGAATATCCGCTCCAATACACGATGTTGTCGGCATAGAAGTTGTTCTGCTCACTCTGCTCTTCGGGGCTGAATGAAACCGCCCCCTTCTGATGGTAGGGTGTGCCGAGTGTTACTGTGCCATTGCTTTCCGTGTATGTGCAAACATGGAGCTGCGATATACCAAATTCTACCTTGTTAGCCATTTAAATCCTCCATGCTAAATTTGATAATAAATTACGAAGACGCCCTCGCTTTCGATGTAGACATCTTCGCTTTTTTCGTAGAGGAAGCCGTTCGCAAGAAGCGCGTTCTCGATCTCGGCCTCCGTCTCTTCGTTCTTGTCTTTGAAGTAATATTCTACCTGGTATCGATTCTCCCGATAGTAGTGCGTATTGTCCGCCTGGAATGTGTCTTGCCCCGCTCCTAAATACACCAAATAAGGCGGTGCTTTCGGTGCGATGCCGTCATCCCGGAAATGCGAATATGCACACGGGAGGCCGATGGTCTGCAATGTCTCGAATATTGTCATTTGTTGCTCAACTCCTTCTCGATTTCTTGGGGGAGTTCGGTCTGCGACCACTCCTCGACGGGCTTGATGTGGGGGATCGCCGGGGCGCGTCCGTATGTGCCGTACTTGTTGCGGACGATGTGCCCGTATTCAAGTAAATGGGTTAATTGGTAATTGGTCGCGTTGTGGACGATCACCGAATTAATGCCAAGAGCACCCTTCTCGCGTTTCACGCGCCACCCCCTCGCATATTGACCCTTGCCGGGTCTTTTGGGCGAGGTGGTGCGCAACTTCTGAACGGCTTCCTTTGCCACGATGTCCATCGAGTTATTGATTGCCCGATAGGCTTCCTTTTTGTACTCGGCAAGGATATCCTCCATTTGTTTTGTGATGCTTTCAGCCATTGTCAACTTTCTCCTCGCAGATGAGCGAGATCCCGTCCCTCTGCGCTTTCCAGTCCACACGAATGACCGAATACTCGCGCCCCTCATATTCGAGGGTCTTCTGCCCGTCGTAATCGGCGCGGTTGGTCATGTAGAGGACGATGGAGGGCTTGAGCCCCACCTGGGCGGCGTCATAGAACTCTGACGCGTAGACGCTCCTGGGCTGAACGAACACCTCCGTCATCTCGATTGTCGGGATCGCGTTCCCATACGCGTCGAAGGTTGGAGTCCCGTATTTTTTCAGAATAGCGATTCCGTCATACATTGGAGACCTCCCAGGATGTGTATCCCGTCGCGTTCGAGAGTTGGGCTTTCTGCTCGTCGTATGCCTTTTTGAGGCGGTCATAGTCCTCGGGAAGACCGAAGGACATCTTCACATATGTGATGATGGCCGTCGATACAAGCGCGTCAAATCCCTCGGGGATTTCCACCCCCGCGATGCCGAGGTCGGCCTCGGCGGAAGAGATCAGATCGAGAATCTCGTCATCGAATCCGTCGGCCTTGATGCGGAGCGCATTTTTTACTTTTTCGAGATCAAGCATTGATATTACCTCTTAAAGGCGACCCCCTAAAGGGTCGCCTCTATCCTTTCAATTATTGCCGATTTTGTCATCCTCGAAGAAACACCTTCGACCCCGTTCTCCTCCGCATAGGCGAGGATTTCGGCCTTTGTCATGGTCGAGGTGTCGGCTTTAGACTTCGAGGAATTTATTCCCCCGCGATGCCGTCGATGATAACGAACATATTCAGACCGACCACATCGATGGCGGCGTAAAGTCTGCCGACGAGTTTGATGAGGTCTTTCTCGGCGAGTGAATACTCGTCAAGGACGAATCTGACATTTGCACCCTCGGGAAGGTTAGCCTGGACGCCGGAGAGGTCTCCAACGATGGCCTGGTTGAGGAGGACGCCCGCCGGAGCTACGATCGGTGTCAGCCCCTGGAATGGGTCATATGCATAGTGGGCGTTGAGTGCTGCGATTCTGATGTTTGCGATGGTCTGCGCATTTGCGATGAGAACAAGGTCTCTCGCTTCGGGGTTAAGGTTTGCGATGGCCTGGATGATGGTGGCGGGTGTAACTTCTCCGCTTACACTACCTCCGTTAAGGTTGTTCGTATTGTTGAGAATGGCATCGAGAGCCACCTGGGCTGCCTTCTGTATGATGCGATAAGTGATCTCATCGTACACATACATGAGGAAGTCCTCTGATCCCATGGCGAGGACTTCGGTGGAGAATGCCACCCACTTCTTAATGGTATGCGGTACGAGGTTGATTACTGTGAGGGTCACCTTTTCCATATTGGGAGCTTCTATGCCCTCGTAGTGGATGACGGCGGGATCTGCCTCGGTCTCGACGGCGACCTTGAGGTTGCCCTTGACGAATGTCTTGGTCACTCTGTTAAAGATCTCGTCTCTCTCCCATGCGGTTCTCACTCTGCTCTCGACGAATGTCGGGACGGGAACATGGCCTTCGCCCACAATTTCGGTATTTTCGGTGAGGAATGTTGAATCAGGGGTATTGCCCTGGGCTCTGTACTCCTTGATGAGAGATCTGCACTCTTCATCTTTGCCGGTCTTGATGTAGTTGGCGAATGCGTCAACATATGCCTTTGAATTTCTGAATTCTTCGAATGTCATGGTTGATTCCTTTCTTGATTCGATGGTTTTTCCCGCTCCGGCAACTACGGCCTGGGCGGCTTTCTTTCTTTCCTCGACCTCTTTATCGAGGGCGAGTTTCCTTTCCTCGATCATGTCGAGCTCGGCGGAGAGGGTCTCGATCATTTCGGCGGTCGCCGTGTCTGTCTCGACGGCGATCTCTGCCTTCCTGGTCTCTAATTCCTCATAGCCGAGATTTGCGATTTCTTCTCTTGTCATTAGTGTCCTCCTAATGCTCTTCTTTTGATTTCTGCTCTTCTCTGTTCCAGGGCTCTCTTCTCTTCCTCAAGTCTCTCCGCTTGAATCTTCTCGATCACTCCGTCGGTCAGATTGCTAATGCTTCGAGTCACGGCATCCGCCGAGATCGAAGTGCCATCATTAGCCGGAAGGGAAACGGCCGAAACATCGTAGAGTTTGCCCACCGATTTGATGTGCCTGGTGTACTTGGTCACGCCCGTCTCTTCGTCCTTTTCGCGGTCTTCAGAGTCGGCGGTGACAGTAAAGCCGAACGACATGCGGTCGGTGTAGCCTCCGGCGATCTCCTCATAAAGGGCTCGGCCTATTTCCGTTCCCCCGAGGTCTGCCTCTATAAATAATCCCTTGTCGTTTGGCGTCACGGCGAGGGTATTATTTCTTGTTCTTGCAAAAACGCGACCCTGGTGGTCGTATTGCATGATGACATCTGTCATGTCTGTGTTGTCGAATGCGGTCGGGTCTACTGTCTCCCACAACTCCCATCCGTCGCCCTTATAGAGCATATAGGGCTCGTTGAATGTTGAGGCGTAGCCCACTACGATCTTGCGCTCTTCCGTTCCCTCTTCGGGATCACGGACTTCGATCGTCATGTTTCGATATTCTCTATTGTCTTTAATTGCCATTTGTGTCCTCCTCTTGGGTCAGTTCGTCGGTTGCTTTGTATTCGCCACGGATTGGCGCAACTTGTCCCGCTCCGTTCGGTAGCGGTGCGTAATTGAATAACTCTCTTATCTCGTCGATGAGGATCGCGCCTCTGTCGCCGAGTTCCTTCGCCATCTGCACCTTCTGCGAT